CGTTGATATTTACACCTACACCATCGTAAAGACGGGAAGCGCAGCTTACACGATCTTTGCGTCCCAGACACAGTTTAAGTGAGGCGATAAAATGCCTGCAATCATTACACGCGGTGCGATGTCGGCTCAGGGATTTGGGTATGGGGCGGCGGCAAGTGGAATTCCTGGGGATGGGACAAAAGGAATTTTTGCATTAGGTTATTGTACTGCAACTCGAAATAAATATATTTATTCAAACTGTTCATCTACAGCGACAGGGGTTGGTAGTGCCAGTCAACCATCTACTAATGGCGCTGCGGCAGGAAATAGCACTGCAGGAATATTTGCTGTAGGAAGTATCTCCACTATACGCAATAAATATACATATGCTTGTTGTTCATCTACATCTGTGGGCGTTGCATCATCAAGTGTAAGTTCTTGTGGAGGATCTGCTGCTGGCAACAGCACTCGTGGTATTTTTGCAATTGGAAGAACACTTGTAGGTTGTTGTTTTCAAGCACTCACAACAAGAAATAAATACACATATTCTTCTTGCACATCTACCGCATGTGGGGTTGCTTCCTCAAGTGCAGTTTCTTCTGGAGGATCAGCTGCTGGAAATAGCACTAGTGGTATTTTTGCTTTGGGAAATTCATGTACAATTAGAAATAAATATACATATTCTTCTTGCGCATCTACCGCATCTGGCGTTGCTTCTTCAAGTGCAGTCTCAAATCGTGGATCTGCCGCTGGAAATAACACTCGTGGTATTTTTGCTCTTGGTTACGCTTGCTTCATCCCTACAACGATTCGCAATAAGTATACATATGCTTGTTGTACTTCTACTGCGATTGGTGTTGCCGCTTCTAGTACACTATCATCGGGGGGTTCTGCTGCTGGAAATAGCACTCGTGGTATTTTTGCTCTTGGTGGTTCCGCTTGCTTCATCCCTACAACGATTCGCAATAAGTATCTTTATTCTAGTTGTACTTCCACTGCTACTGGGGTGGGGGCGGCAAGTGTCGCATCTGCAGGCGGCTCCGCCGCCTCTTGGGCCGTGTGCGTGAACGTATGAGCAGCCAACCGCACCGCAATAACTCAGATTTTCAACTCCGCCATTTTATTGCTGGCGGATGCCACACGGCTGATGGCGCTTGGAACATCTTGTATGAGCAAATGCTCGACATCCAAATCAAGATTGAGCACACCAAGGCTCAAATGTTGCGCCGCCAAGCCAAAATTGTTGAAATTGAAGAAACCTTAAACGATCCAGACATCAAACAATCTATAAAGCTTAGAGCTGAAGCTGATAAGATTGAATGGAAATCTGGCGAAGGACTATCTGAGCTGGCCTTGGCCGGCGCTGAAAAAGAGCTTGAAACCATCAAGACAATTATGGTTGAGCTTGAACCGCATCGCAAATACGGCCATCTTCCTTTGCTGGAAGCTACCGAAGCGGCGCAACATGATGAATGGCGTGAAGAGTTTCGGTCGCGGGTTGAGAACTTTCTGATTACGCAAGGGACCATTCCGGAGGATCAGCTTCGCGCCATGCGAAGCCATCCCGACTTTGAGACGCATATCTTGCCACATATCAAAGGGGTATCTATGAGGCTGGAAAACGCAAACGACAGATTGAACTTGCTGACCCATACCAATGTCCTTCTTGAGCACAAGGAGGCCGCAGAATGAACGATACCATTGAACCATTTTTTTGTTTTCCATCCATCATCTATCAAATTGACAAGCCTGAGTTCTTTGGCGCTATGCGCGACACTGCCACAGATTACCTCTCCAAGCCGGAAGGCTGCGGAATGCCGCATGACCATTTGGTTCGGATGACTGCTGACATGGCGCAGGATGAACGGGTACAACCGTTTGCTCAGTATGTTGCCTTAACGGCACTTAATCTTTTGGGCGATCAAGGTTACAAAGTGGATGATAAGGCCGCATTCTTTGCTGCCATGTGGTGCCATGAATACAAACAACATGCCTTGATGGAGCAGCACACGCATCCCGGCTGCAAAATGGTAGGCTTCTATTTCCTCGACGTTCCTGAAAACTTTATGGCGCGGTTTTACGATCCTCGTGCCGGAAAAATTGCTGGGGGGATTGAAGAACGGAATATGAACGAATTGACGCCTGCCAGCAATGTAGTGGATGTCATTCCCAAACGTGGGCAGCTCATTCTGACAAATTCATGGCTCCCGCACAGCTTCACGCGCGTTGTGGGCGGTAAGGCAGCTAGGTTCATCCACTTCAATATCGACCTGATCGACAATCCAATGCCGCAGGCCGAGGTTATATGAGCCACTTTTTGATCCGATTCAACAAATCCCGTGGGGCGATAGGGCGAGGAACCCCGGACCATGCGTGGAGGGTTTTTGAAAATGGCAAAGAGTATCTTTTTAAGCATATTCAGGTTAATGTACCCGTCAAGGATGAGCAGGCGCACGGCGAATGGAATATTGCGTGTGATGGCGTTTTGACCATTGATCGTAGTACCTCCACCGCCATTATAAATAGGGGTGAGCCATGACAGTATACGCCGAAGTTCAGGGTAACACCCTTGTCCAGTACCCCTACACGCTGGGGTCGCTTATGGCTGAAAATCCTTACACAATTTTTGGTTCAGACCCCAATATTGCGGAAATTTTTCCTGAGACAAATATTGCAATTGCGAAGGGTTATACCCTTCAACCAGTTACATTTGCAGCGCAGCCCACATATGACCCCGCCACACAGTTATGCGTTCAAAACTCCTCTCCAACATTGATCAATAATGTATGGACGCTGGAATGGACTGTTAGCCAAATGACGCCGGATCAAGAAACAGCGTGGCAAACCCAGCAAAAATCTAATAATAAAACTCAAGCTCAACAATTGTTATCAGAAACGGATTGGTCTGAGATTCCTAGCGTTACCAATACATCCAATACGCCGCACTTGGTGAATTCCGCAGATTTCGTGACTTACCGTAATGCGCTGCGGTCAATAGCGGTTAATCCCCCTGTTACGGCTGCATGGCCCACTAAACCAACAGAACAGTGGTCTAGCTAGAACCTTTACGCCTGAACGCAACCGTAATATCCTCAACCTCGCCCCAGACACTCCTACTGGGGCTAGAGGAGCTTACTATGGAAGTCATGCTGAAGCATACCGTCGAAGAAGTGAACGCCATTCTCACGGCTTTGGGCCAGCGCCCGTTTGCCGAAGTCGCTGACTTGATCAACAAGATCAAGACCAGCGCCATGGCCCAGCTTGCGCCGCCCGCCGCGCCGGTTGAGGCTGTCGCCGAGACAACCGAACAGTAAAGGGTTGCGGCGCTATGGATCAATCAACGATCAATATTGTTCTTAGCGCCGCGCTTGCCGCGATTGGTTGGTTTGCCCGTCAATTGTGGGAAGCCGTTCAGTCATTAAAAGATGATATTCATCGGATAGAGGCGGACTTGCCCAAATCCTACGTCTTGAAAGATGATCTCGACAAACGCATGGACCACATCGAAAGCATGTTCCAACGCATCTACGATAAGCTGGACGGCAAACAGGATAAGTAATGGACCCTCTTACAATCCTTGCGCTCGCCAAAGCCAGCTACGAGGCGATCAAGACCGGCATTTCCGTTGGTAAGGAAATGCAAGGGATGTTTGGCGACGTGATGTCGCTTCTGGATAGCGCCGGTAAGCTATCGCGTCTTGCGGCCCAGCCCCCACGGCCCGGGCTTTTTGAAGAAAAGACCGCCGAACAGATTGCCATCGAGGCTTTTACGGCAAAGGCCGAGGTCGAGCACATGATGGCCGAGGTAAAGAATACCTTCATCTCAGAATATGGTATTGTCGCATGGGACAGCATTCTGAAAGAGACCACGCGGATCAGGAAAGAGCAAGCTGCGGTCAGACTTCAGGCTGCTAAGGAGCAGGAGGAGTTGATGGGTAACGTGCTGCTTTATGGAAGCGCTTTCTTGCTCTTCATCGTTCTGGCCGCTTGCGGGTTGCTCGCCGCTATCTCTCTGGCGCATTAGGAGGTCATCTGTGCTCGCTGCTTTGAAACACATGTTCACCGGCGTCGATAACGCTACTTGGGATATTGGCCGCATTCTATGGGCCAAAATCTCCATCGTCTATTGCGCCATTAGTGGCTATCATACGGTCATGCACGGTAGTTTTGACCCGCAGAGCTGGGCGATTGGCGCGAGCGCCATTCTCGCTGGGGGTGGCGGAGCTCTTTCCCTGAAAGCGCACACGGAGCCGAAAAATGTTGACCCTTCTGCTTAACCCCTTCATCCGAAACATCGTTGTTGGCGTTGTTTCAGCGCTGGCGCTGGTGATCGCCTATTCCATCTGGTCGTCCCACTTACAATCGGTTGGGGCTATTGCTGAGAAGACGAAAGAAGAAGCCGTCGCCATTGAACACCAGCAAGAAGTGACGTCGAAGGCGACGACCATCGAACAAGACGTCGCCAAAGACCCAACCCCACAAGACACGCTTCAAAAGAACTGGAGCCAGCCATGAGATACCTTCTTGTCATTGCGGCGCTTATGACGTTGGTCGGTTGCGCCAGCAAGCCAGATACGCAGATCGTTGACACCTCTTGCTCGTGGGTGAGGCCCATCTTCATCGGCAAGGGCGACAAACTGACGAACAAGACGGCGGAAGAAATTCTGGCCCACGACGACAAATGGAAACAGTTCTGCGGGAGCAAATGATGAGCGCCAATAACTTTCCCGAGTGCTTTGCCCTTGTTCTCAAGAACGAAGGCGGTTACGTGGACAACCCTGCCGATCCCGGCGGCGCGACCAATTTGGGCTGCACCAAAGCGGTGTGGGAAGCCTTTGTCGGGCATGAAGTCAGCGAGGCCGACATTAAGGCCTTGACGCCCAACGATGTGATGCCGCTCTACCGCAAACGGTATTGGGATGCCGTGCGGGGCGACGATCTTCCTGATGGCGTGGACTACGCCGTATTCGATTTCGCGATCAACAGCGGCACTGGCCGCGCGGTCAAAATCTTGCAGAAGGTGCTGGGCACCGCGCAAGATGGGCAGATTGGACCCGAAACCCTAGCGCTCGTAAACGCCGCCAACCCCCGTACTGTAGCGTCTCAAGTGTGCGATGCGCGACTTGCCTTTCTTCAGGGGCTTGCGACTTGGAACGATTTTGGCAGAGGATGGAAATCCCGCGTGGCGTCCGTCGAGGAAAAAGCTTTCGACATGGCGGCGTAATCAAAAGGTGTGAATGATGACCATCGACAACCGCCAGCAGCTTCTTGGGACGATCAATTCGCAGATCAGGCTGAACGGCACGGGGGCCATCACCGGCCCGATCCTGAACAACGTGCTGGACACGACGGTCAACTCCGTCATGTTTTACGCAGGGGTTTGGTCGCAATACACCAACTACGCGCCACTCGATGTGGTTTTGTACAACGGCGTGTCCTACATCGCCTTGTTGACCAACGTGAACGTCATTCCTTCGGCCAATCCGACGTATTGGACTCCGCTCGTCACAGCAAGCCAGAACGCTACCGGCGCGACGGGATCGGTTCAATACAACAACGGTTCTGGCGGGTTTTCTGGCTCCGCCAACTTCACCTACGATGGCACCAATCTGACAACCCCCGCCTATATAGGCAACGTCAACGCAGCGTCGGCGACGGCAACTGGCGCGACAACGGCAAGAACATTGTCGGCCTACTTTGGTGACGTGCTGAGCGTCAAAGACTTTGGCGCTGTCGGAAACGGGGTGACCGATGACACAGCCGCCGTTCAAGCCGCGCTCAATGCAGCCGGCCCGGGCAAGCAAGTTCTCTTGAACGCGCCGGGGCAGTACCTGATCAACAGCGCCAATCTCAATATTCCAAAGGGCGTCCAACTCTGCGCGGGATGGCAAGTCCCCGGAACAACGAACAACAGCAGTTCGGGTGGTCAGCCGCTGGATTTATCTACGCTCAACGGCGCGCTGATCTTAAACCCAACCTACACGATAACCATGCAATCTGGCTCGTCTATTCGCGGCGTGCCGATTTATCGCAAGGGTCTCGTAATCCCCGCGACAGATTCGTCGGCCTTTGCAGGCACGGCGATCACAGTGCAGGGCGACGACTGCTACATTGGCTACAGCCTTGTTCTTGGCTTCAACCAGCTCGTAACCAGCACCAACCAAGTCCGAGAGAAGTACGAGTGGCTTTATGGCGACAATCAAAACGGCATCAAAATCCTCAATGCTTATGACACGCCATATCTTCAGTATTGCCACATGTGGCCGTTCTGCACGTACACAGCCACAGCCACCACGGCTTCATATCTGAGGACCGGAACTGCGTTCGACATTGAAGGCTCTGCGCTCATCAGCTTGGCGCATTGCTTCGCCCTTGGGTACAACATCGGCTATTTTCTATCGGGTGACGGCGGCCCCGTTCTTGTGGATTGCCAAGCCGATTACATCAATAACGGCGCGGTGGGTTTTATTGTCGGCAACAGCGTTCTTGGCGACACGAGTGGCAAATTCATTGGCTGTACTGCTTACGGCATAGCTGGAACAACCAACTCCAATGCGTATCAAGTCAATTTACCTGCCGGGGATTACGTCGAATTTACCTCTTGTTCTGCGACGCAAACAGCCGGTGTTTACAACATAGTTTCCGGAGACGTGAGGATTATCGGCGGGTGTATGGACACCACGATAAACGCGATTACTGTTTCTTCCGCCAACAGTGTCGTCATGTTGGACGGTGTTCGCGCCGTAAATGTCACCACCGCCATTATCTACAATCCCGGCGGCGGCGGAAACATCTACGTCTCTCCGTCTTGCGATTTCCAGCGCGGCACAGTTGGCGGAACCATTTCGTCCACCATGGTTCTGTACCCTATTGCATCCGCCGGAACAATCAGCATTCCGGAATTTGGCGACGTCTTCCAAATTAACGGAACGACCGGGTTTGGCATACTTCTCAATGGTTGGGCGGGGCGAAAAGTTACGCTTTACTTCGCGGCAAGTTTGACCGTGTACAACGCGACTGGCGCAGCAAACATCCGTCTCAACAACAGCGCGAACTTCACAACAGCTGCGGGCTCAACCCTAACGCTGGTTAACAACGGCACGCAATGGTATGAAATTGGACGGTCTTACTAAGAGGTGCGGTAAGGACAGGTTGTCAAAGTACAGCTTGTCCTATATACCCAACCCATGTTCGATTTCGCCGCCTTCCTGACCAGCCACTGGGGCAATGCAGACAATCTGCACAGCTTCCTGGAGACCTATGGCCGCGACTATCAGCGCCCGACCCTGTACAAGTGGTTCCTGCGAGGAACCATTCCAGCGGAAGGTTTCGCCATCCTACTCGCTCTGCTCGAAATTGACTCGGGTAAACCGATCAGCTTAGTCGGGTATATGAAAGAGCCCGCATGAGCTTGGAATGGGACTTCGAACTCATTCTTGACGGTGAGCCCATCGGAAAGGGCCGTCCACGCTTCTCGCGTCAGACTGGTCACACGTACACGCCAGAGAAAACAGCTCGCTTTGAAGAGCGGCTGGCGTGGGCGGCCCAAGACACCATGAAGCGCGCACCTCTCTTTGACGGCGCGCTCGACATGTGCATCCACGCATACTTTTCCGTGCCTGTCAGCAAGCCCGCCAAGTGGAAGCTCGACGCCATGACGGGGAAGATCCGCCCCACCAAAAAACCCGACATCGACAATATCGTAAAAGGGGTTGCCGATTCACTCAACAAGGTGGTCTATGTGGACGACACGCAAATCGTGTGTCTGACCGCATTCAAACTGTATTCGGACAGGCCACGGATCGAGATTTATATCAAGAAGCGCGCTTGACAGATTGTCCTTCGGGACTTATGTCTTACATATAGTCGAAACAGAGGGCAGGTAGCCATGATTCCAATGCCAACCCAGCTATCCGGTGCGAAGTTTTTGGCGTCCCGCCATCGCGCCCTTCTCGCGGACGAGCCGCGCGTCGGCAAGACCGGCGCAGCCATCATCGCCGCCGACTATATCTTCGCCAACACCATTGATGTCGTCACCACCGCGTCTGGCCGCGCCGTCTGGCGCCGGGGCTTTGCGACGTGGAGCAAGCTCAACCGCACAATCGGGATTGTGGGCGTGGACAAGCACGCCGCCGACTGCGACGTCCGCATCCTTTCCTACAACGGCGCCACGACCTTCGTGTCCAAGCGCGCCACCGATCTGGTGATCCTCGATGAATCGCACAACTGCAAGAACCCTGACGCCAAGCGCACACAAGCCATTCTGGGCAAGCCTGTGGCGGGCGGCAAGAGCCTGTTCACTGGCGGTGCGCTGGTTAAGGACACGACGCGCGCTTGGTTCCTCACCGGCACCCCGCTGCCGCACGACCCTTCAGATATATGGACGACCATGCGCTCGTCATGCCCAGAACGGCTTCTGGCTAACGATCAATGGGGTTGGCCGGACGTAACCCGGTTCGAAGATTTTCGGCACCGTTACTGCATCGTGCGCATGAAGCAGATCAGCCGGTTCAACAAAATACCGGTGGTGATCGGCGGGCGCAACGAGAGCGAACTGCGCGAACGGTTGGGCGATTTCATGCTGCGCCGGACGCAGAAGGACATCGGCATCCGCCCGTCCGTCTTTGAGCTTTTCCCGATGGTCGTGTCGCCCGCCACGCGCAAGAAGATCGACGGCGATCTCGACAAGACGCGGATCATGAACGCGGCGGAGAACGGCAACACCAAAGAGCTGGAGATGGAGCTGGGGCCGCTGCGGCGCCTCACCGGCAACATCAAGGCGCAGTCGGTTGTCGAGGCCGTGAAGGAAGAGTTCGACAACGGGCTCGACAAAATCGTGCTGATGTATTGGCACAAGGAGGTCGGAGACGTGTTGCAGGCCGGACTGGAGAAGTTCAAGCCCCTGCGCATCGACGGCTCGACCCCGGTGAAGCAGCGCGAGCAATACGAGCTCGCGTTCAGAGGAAATTCGGAAAACCGCGTGATGTTGGGTCAGATTCAAGCTGCGGGCGAGGCGGTGGACTTCTCGTCCGCCAACGAGCTGTGGTTCGTCGAGACGTCGTTCTCGCCGAAAGATCAGGCCCAAGCCGCCATGCGGGTGACGAATGTGAAGCAGACGCGCAACACGTTTGTTCGCGTCTGCTGCATAGAGGGCTCAATCGACGAGGCGTTGCAAGCCTCGTTGTTGAGATTGTGGACAGCCATCAACGGAGTGCTGAAATGATCGAGATCAAGTTTACCCTAGACCCAAAGCTGCCGGTGTACGACCAGCTTCTGGATCATGTCGCGGCGTTTTTCCCGCGCGACGTCACGCTGGAAGTGACGGACGACGGAGAGCCTGTCACGCGCGTCACGCCCGATAGCCCGGTCGAGACGGAGCCGACAGAGCCCAAAAAGCGTGGCCGCAAGCCCAAGGAGACTGCGGTCGCCGCCAAGGAAGAAGTAGCGCCAGTGGTTGTGCCTGTCATCGACGAGCAAGACGTCGCTGACGAAGCGGCGGAAGCCGCCAGCACCACGCTGACCCATGACGATGTGCGCGCAGCGGTTGGTGAGTTCACCAAGAAGTTCGGAATTGTCCGGGCGCAGAAACACATTCCCATGTTGTTGGGAAAACCAATAGCTGAAATCCCTGACGATCAGGTGTCTTTGCAAGAAGCGATTGCGGCAATCCACGACTACATGCAGTGGGGCGCGGCGGAACCGACAGTTTCCATTCCGCCGTTGTTCGACGAAGAGCCCGAAACCGCGCTGGCCGAAATCACTGAGACCGACCTGCGCAACGCCTTGATGGCCTATGCCGCCAAGTACGACGTGAACGATAAGATGGCTAACACCCTTATAGACGGCCCGGACATCCTCAAGAAGACGTTCGGTCCGGCGGTCTCAGCGCTGCGTCTGGTGCCCAAGGATCAGGCCTCGTTGCGCAAAGCTTACGACGCGATCAACGACGCCACCGACAACAACTGGTACAACCGAAAGGTGGTGCTATGACCGTCCATTCCAACCGTTATCACGCTGTCTGGTCGGCCAGTTCCACCGCCGCCAACTGGACATGCGCTGGCCGGATGGCGATGGTCTCCATTTCCCCGGACCAGAAGTCCAGCATCTACGCTGCGGAAGGAACCGCAGCGCATGAGGTCGCAGAGAAGGCGCTGCGCGGCGACAAGGACTGCTCGAAGTTCTTGGGTGACGTCTACAGCATCGACGGTTTTGAGGTGGAGATCACGGAAGAGATCACCAACTCCGCCCAGATGTACGTGGACTACGTGGTCGAGCAAAACGACGTTGCCAGTGGTTGCCTGCTCTTTCTGGAAGAGCGCCATTCGCTGGCCCAGCTCGACCCACCCTTCGATGCTGGCGGCACCTGTGACGCCACCATCATCAAGCCGCTCTTGGGGCAGATCGAAGTGATCGACCTCAAGAACGGTAAGGGCATCGTCGAGGTGAACGGCAACAAGCAGACGCGCACCTATGCGCTTCTGGCTTTGCTGAACGCCCCGAAGGAGTTGGTCAATCAGGTCGATACGGTCAAGGTGACCATCGTTCAGCCGCGCGCGTCCCACAAGGACGGGCGCATCCGCAGCGAGACATTCCACATCGCGGAGCTGATCGAATGGACGGCGGAACTGATGAAGGCCATGGAGCGGTCCAAGCTCGCCTTGGACGGCTTCGAGATGATCAACGGCAACCGCACCGCGTTCGACACATGGGCAGCGGCGGCGCTGACGCCCGGCAACTGCACCTTCTGTCCAGCGCAGGGCATCTGCCCGGCGCTGCGCAGCAAGGCTCTGACGGTCTCCCCGGAGGTCGCAAGGGCTTGGTTTGAAGACCCCACACTGGAGACACCACCGATGATCTCGAATACGGTCCCGGCGCTGTCGCCGGAAGAGCTTGCCCACATCCTCGACGGTCTCGACATGTTGGAGGATTGGGCGAAGGCGGTGCGCGCCACAGCGCACGCGATGGCGGAGAAGGGGACCACAATCCCCGGATACCAGCTGGTCGAGAAGATCGGCAATCGCAAATGGGCCGCTGACGACGAGAAGATCATCAGCGATCTGAAATCTGTGGTCAAACTGACGGAAGACCAGATCTTCTCGAAGAAGCTGTTGTCCCCCGCGCAGATCGAGAAAATAATCGGCGCAAAACGAAAGGACGAGATCGCCAACATGTACCACAAGCTGGTCACCGGAACCAATCTGGTGTCGGCGAAGAAGACCTCCCGCCCGGCTGTCAAAGCCAAAACCGAATCTTTCTTTGAACCTCTGAAGGACTAAAGACCATGGAACGCTCTGCTGATTTCAAGACCTCGCTGTGCCGCGTCTCGTTTGCCAACTCGCTGTTCAAGCCGCGCGCCCAACAAGAGGGCGGCGTTGAGAAGTACGGTTGCACCCTGATCTTCGAAAAGTCCGGCGACCGCAGCGCGATGGACGCCGCCGTGAAAGGCGTCATCGTCGCCCAATGGGGCGACAAGGGGTTGGAGCGGGCCAAGGCTGGCCTGATCAAGTCGCCCTTCCTCGACGGCGCTGGCAAGGAAGCCCGCAACAAGAAGACCGGCGAGCTGCACCCCGGTTTCGGCCCTGACGTGTTCTTCCTGCGCGTGCAGTCTGTGCGCCAGCCGGTGCTGCGTTACAAGTCTGAGCACCTGCCCGCCACCGAAGAGGAGATCTACTCCGGCTGCTACGGCAAGGCCGTGCTGAACGCCTTTGCGTGGACCAACGCGCAGAACGGCGACGGCGTGTCGTTCGGCATTCAGTTCTTCCAGAAGATCAAGGATGGCGACCGTCTGGGCGGCTCTGGCGGCGTGGACGCGGGCAAGTGGATGGAGTCGGTGCCGGACGAAGGCGAGGCGCCTGAAGCCACCCGCAGCGGCGCTGGCGCCAGCGGATTGTTCGGGCTCTAATCAACCGGCGCGGGGCAACCCGCGCCACCACTCTAGGAGGACACCATGACTGACGGCGTGAACACAACTGATATGATGCGCATTCTCGACCGGATCGAGACGCTGGAAAACGAGAAGAAAGAAATCGCCAACGACATTAAGGATGTCTGGGCGGAAGCCAAGTCCAAAGGCTTCACGAAGGAGCTGCGCAAGGCCTACTCCATTCGCAAGATGAAGCAGGAAGACCGAGCGGTGCTGGGAGTGTACGTGCAAGCCTTGGGGTTGTTCGACTGATGGGAAACCAACCTTGGTCGGAAGCCGACGTAGCCAAGCTACGAGACATGGCGGCTAAGGGGATGACCTCCCGTGAAATAGCAAGGGAATTGGGCGAGGGGTTTACGCGCAATTCCGTGATCGGCAAGACGCAACGTCTGGGCATCTGGTTGGGCAGACCCAAGCCTTCTGAGCCAGAACAGCTGATCAAGCCAGAGCCGGTGGTGGAGCCCTCGCCGATACCAACGGCGACCATCTACCACCTTAAGACAAAGACGCGGTATCAGCCGCCTCCGCAGGGGCCGCTGAAGCCAACCGGCAATCAAGCGTTCCTCATGGCTCTGACGTCCAACATGTGCCGCTTCCCGGTCAGCGGGGACGGCGAGCGGACGTTATTCTGTGGCGACCCCACAGAAAAGGGATCGTGGTGCCCGGATCATCGAAAGCGTGTCTTCTACCCCAAACCGGGAGTTAAGCGTGATGGGGAAGCGGTCGAGCTTCGAAAGAAATCCAATGGATTTCTACCCGACTCCGGCGCCAGCAGTTTCCGCTTTGGCGCCAAGGTTAAGTAGGAACACCACTTTCGTCGAACCCTGTGCAGGTGATGGTCGGCTTGCCGACATGCTCGACATGTTGGGCCACACTTGCACCTACGCCTGTGATCTGGAACCGCGCCGGAACGACATCCGTGTTCTCGATGTCTTGAATCTGAACGAAGTCCACTGTTTGGGCGCGGATATGATCATCACCAACCCGCCGTGGTCGCGCGGCGTGTTGCACCCCCTGATCCTTCATTGCATCGAGCTGCGCCCGACTTGGTTATTGTTCGACGCAGATTGGGCTCACACGAAGCAAGCCAAGCCTTACTTGGCGTTCTGCGTCGAAATACTGGCGGTAGGGCGGCTCAAGTGGGTGGAAGGATCGCCATTCACGGGAAAAGACAACTGTGCGTGGTATTTGTTTGACAAAGGGGTAACGTCTTACATAAGGTTCCATGGGGTGAGTAAATGACAGACGAATCAAAAAGCTTGATGGAGTTACTAAACGATCTGGCGCCATCGTTGGATAGCGTGCCGAGCCAACTAAAGGGGACAACAATGGACATCATTCAAGAACGCGCAAAGACCCATGGCGACTACAAGACCACGGCTGGTTGGAGCCAGTCATTGAAGGACATGTTCCGCAGCAGCGGCAATTGGAACAAGCTGAATGACGGGCAGCGGGAAGCCTTGGAAATGATCGCGGTGAAGCTGGCGCGGTTGCTGAACGGCAATCCGCAATTCCCGGATCATTGGAATGACATTTCCGGTTATGGGAAGCTGGGGTCGAACAGCATTGAGAACCTTGATTCCATTTCGGCGCAGCTGGCGGCGGACATGGCGCACGCTATTTCCGCTCCCTCAGAATCTTGAGGGGGCGAAGATGGACGTCATCGAGGGACTGGTCATCGAGCTGGAAAGCGAGATCGCCAAAGCCAAAAGCTGGGCGGAACACTACGACGAGCTGGACTATAAGTTCGAGCTGTTGTGTGACGCGCTCTACAAAATACGCAATCTCGACCCGGCAGAGGAAGAGGCGTGCGGCTGGATCGCCAACGAGGCTTTGTTGAAGGTGGGCAAATGACTGACGATCTTGTGAAGCGTCTACGCGCTATTGACAAAGACATAGTCGTGCGGCGCTTTGACCCAGAAATGTCATTTGATGGCATGACAGCGCATAAAGCCGCCGACCGCATTGAGAAGCTAGAGGCGGCGCTGCGGGAGATAGCGGCGCTGGGCTACTGGGACGGCGACAGCGCAATGAGCATTGCCCGCAAAGCAGCGGAGCGGGATTTATGAGCCTAATCTTTGACTGGGAAACCCGAAGCCCTGCCGACCTGCGCAACAGGGGCGTCTACGTCTATGCGGAGCATCCGGAAACGGATGCTCTTCTTGCTTCATTCAAGCTCAGTGTGGGCGAGCACGAGGTCTTCAACGAACCAACGCGCGCATGGATTGCTGCTGGCGGGCCGCTGAACGTCGTCTGCCGCTGGCGCCGACCAGACCCTTGCCCAGCTTACCTGCGCGCCTATGTCGAGGCAGGCGGCGAGGTCTGCGCGTTCAACGCCGGGTTCGAGCGACTGATCTGGTGGAACGTCGCCACGCCAAAATACGGCTGGCCCAAGCCGCGCTTGGAACAGTTCCGCTGCACGGCGGTCACGGCGGCGGCCATGGCGTTGCCGCGCTCGCTGGACCGGCTGGGCGATGCACTTGGTTTGAAGATCAAGAAGGACAAGGCGGGCTCCGGGCTGATCAAGATTCATTCGGTGCCCATGGGTTTCGACCATGAAGGCAAAGCCATTTGGCATCCGCTGGCGGACGACCCAGCCTCACTGGAACGTTTCCATGAATATTGCGACATCGACGTGTTGGCGGAGGAAGAGGCTCACAACCGTCTCGTGCCGCTGTCCGACATGGAGATGCAAGTCTACTGGCTGAACGAACGGATCAATGACCGGGGGCTGCGGATCGACACAAGGTCCGCCTACGCGGCCTTGTTGCTGGCGGACAAGGCCAAAGAGAAGATCAACGCTGAACTCCACGCCTTGACCAACGGCGCTGTGCCGGCGGTCACGCTGACGGCCCGCATGAAGGAGTGGGTCCACACCCAAGGCGTCGAGATCGCCGCCATGGACAAAGACGAGATCGACGACACGCTGCACCTCCAGCTCCCCGACAACGTGCGCCGCGCTTTGGAGCTGCGTATCGAGGGCGGCAAGGCATCGGTGGAGAAGGTAGCGGCGATGCTGCGCTCCACCACCCGCGACGGCACGGTCAAGGGGGTCTTCCTGCATCACGGGGCCGGGCAGACGGGGCGCTTCAGCTCCAAGCTCTGTCAGGTCCACAACATGCCGCGCCCGCGCAAAGTCTTTGAGGACGCGCATGTGCGGCGCGACGTGCTGTTCCAAGGTATCCGCACAGGTTCTCCGGAAGTTTTGAACCTGATGTACGGCGACACGCTGGGGCGGCCATTGCACTTGCTGGCGGACGCGCTGCGGTCCTTCATTTGGGCGGCGCCGGGACACAAGTTCATCGGCGGCGACTTCAGTTCTATCGAGGGCCGCGTGGCGGCATGGTATGGGCGGGAGACATGGAAGCTGAACGCTTACCGGGAGCTGGACGCGGGACGCGGCGCTGGCCTGTACGAGACGGCTGCGGCGGGCATCTACAACGTGCCGGTCAAAGAAGTCACGAAGCAGCAGCGCCAAGTCGGCAAGGTCGCAGAGCTGGCGCTGGGCTTCGGTGGCGGCGCAGGCGCACTGTCGCGCATGGCGCGGGCCAACAAGATGGACCTCGCCGTCGCTTTCCCGACACTGTGGGAGATCACGGATGACGAGGGGAAGGAGAAGGCGGAGCGCCGCTACGAAGAGAACCTGAAGCGCGGCGACACCACAGCACAATCCCTCACCCGTGAGGCGTACCTTGCAGCGGAGCTGATCAAGACGGCGTGGCGCACGAAGCACCCCGGCACGGTGCAGGCGTGGCGCTCGTTGATCGACGCAGCCTTCACCGCCACGCAGAACCCCGGCGAACCCGCCGCCGCCATTGGCTTGCCCTTCGCACGCTACATCGTGGCGCATGGTTTCCTGTGGCTACAGCTGCCGTCTGGCCGGTGTCTGGCCTATGGAGTGCCGGAAATCCGTCCGGTCGAAGTGCCGTGGGCGGACAAGGCGCTGGAACCATCCAAGCGGGAGAAGCAACCGGCGGTCACGGTGCGCGGCGTTGGCGCCAACAACACATGGATGCGCTACCCGCTGAACATCTCGATCTGCTACAACAACTTGGTGCAGGCGACGGCGCGAGACCTTCTCGTCCACGCCATGTTCAATGTTGAGGAAGCAGGATACCCCGTGAAGATGCACGTCCATGACGAGATCGTCGCCGAGTTGCCCAATCATTTGGGCTCCGTGAAGGAGTTCGAGGAGTTGATGTGCCGTGCGCCCAAGTGGGCGGCGGGGCTACCAATGGCGGCGGCAGGGTTCACATTGAAGCGGTACGCCAAAACCTGATTGACACCGCACTCAATAACGTCATACGTTCACAGCTTCGCGAAGGGGACATCATGCGACCGGGCTACAACACGAAGTCTGTCACCGTCAGGGTGCCAGAGG